GAGCGTTTTACTAACCTTCATTTCAATCAAGGACACTAAAATTCTTGATTGAGCATAAAAAAAGACTTGGCAGCATGAGCTACCAAGCGACATGAAAAACAAAAACATTCAGCACGTAATCGTCCAAAAGTACATATATAGTGTACCTCTATTTATATTAAATGTCTAATGCTATATCAAGAGGACACAAAAAAAGGCTAGGATACCCCTAGTCTTTTAAAAAGGTTGACATAATCGAGTTAATAAACATACACCTCTCCGTTATCAACGTACCCGACCTTTTTTACACCATCAACTGGCTCCATACCACGTTCTTCGACAAGGATGTCTCCGTCTTTATCTACCCAAAAATCAAGCATGTCTGCATATTCCTCAAAAGTCATGTCGTCCTTGAAGTTTTCAAAGTTATCTTCCAACGCTTTTTGTAATTGTTTTTCAGTAATCATTTTAGATACCTCTTTCTTCTCTTTGATAAGTTCTTCCAATTCATTCAAATCATCCACAGTAGCGTGGTTCCTGATAAAGCTACGTGCTGATGATCTTTTTGATAAGTAGTTTCTGTGCTCTCTATTGTTTTTATTCCACTTCTTAGTGGCCTTTTGTTGTGCATCCATTATCTATTCCTTTTTCTTACTTCCTTTCCTTATCTTCATTTATAGTATAGTACATATACTATATATTGTCAACACTTTTGATAAAGAAATTTAGTTTTTTTGCAAAATAAAAAAACCGCCCATAAAAGGGCGGCGTCTACCTATGAAGGCTATTCTCAAAACCAATACTATTATAACACAAAAAGGACTGTCGAAACAATCCTTTCCAGAAAATTCCATCGGGCTACGTGCACATAGCTTACATGGCGCTGAACTCAATCAGTCTTTGGAACAGCCAAGGCTTGCTTGCTGTAGGTATATTATAGCACAGAAAAATAAAAAACACCTCCTAACAAGAGATGCTTTCCGCAAATGGGTCCCGTAAGATTATCCACAGCTATTCCTATTAATTATACCACAAAAAAGCCCTGCGTCAGAGCGTATCTGTCCATAGTGGATGCAGGGGGATTGTCATTTCATGTATATTATACCAAATAAAAAAAGCCCCAGCAAATGCCAGGGCTTCGACCACTACCACCATGATGTCCGAACTGTGGTCTGTCGGGAGGTGATATACTCCTTTTTAATTTTATAGTTTGCGTGGTCTGTTAATTACAATTTAAGAGAATGATCCGAATGATGTGACACGACGGCCATTCTCTGATTGACCGACTGCGACATAGCGACGATTACCAGACCCGCCGATGTAGCTAATCCAGATATAGCCGTCAACGTCACACCAACCGTCATAGTTGATAGTTTCACCGGCTCCATAAACTGCTACGATTTCAGCACCTAGACCAGCACCAGCTCGAACGTTAAGAGCTGATACTTCAACCGTAAACGTCCCGGTTTCCTCGTTAATAGTAATTATACCATCAAACGGTGTTGGGGTTGGCGCAGGGGATTGTGATTGGTTGTCCGTTGGGAAATAGAACCAGCCTACAATGCCATCAAAATTACGTGTGTTGTAACGAGCGGGACCACCGACATATAAGCTATCAGCGTTGCCGTCAATATTTTGCTCGATGGTTCGCATGGTGTAGCCGTCTGAATCTTCGATAACCAAGCCAGTGTGGCCGTATGAATGCCCTGCGATGTAAGTGGTGTCCATGACGAATACAGCCCCACGACGTGGACGGCTGTCGAGGTTGCCTTCTTGGTTGTACTCGGCCTCGTAGCCCGCTGCTGCCGCTGAGTTTAGCAAGTCAATGGCGTTACCCCAAAGAGCACGGCCAAAGAAGTTAATTGAGATAGAGTTAGGCAGGTCAACGCATTGTGTCCCCCACGATCCATCTGCATCAGTACCGACGCCAGCGTTAGCTAGATTCTCTGCGAATACAATGATGTCATTATCTGTTGCCATATAGTAGGCCTCCTTAAAATTATTTTTGAATAGCTTGTTTAATCTCCGAAAGCATTCTTTCCAAATCAGCGACCTTCTTCTTTAACTCGTCAATTTCGCTCGTTGGTAATTGAGATTTTGTTACAAGTGGGTCTTCCGCAAATTTATTTTGTTCTAAAACCTGTAGAAAAAAGTTATTGTATGTTGGAAATAGTCCATATGCTTGAGCGATAGACAACGATGAAGATTGTTTATCTTTAATTTCCTTGATATCAGTTCCTACCGCTTGGGCAAATTCTGTGAACTTACTCATAGGCTCACGCTTTCGCTGCAGTATATACGCTCACAAGGTCTTCTTGTTCGATGGTATCAATACGAGTGCCAAGCTCGGTCATTTTCGAAATAATACCGCTGTCAGTATTGCCACCCGCTGCACTGATTTTATCAGCGATTTCCTTGAGTGTGTTGAGTTCTTCTGGGACGCCTTCGCCCAGAATGGCAGTCTTAACACCTTGAATGGCAGTGTTAAGTTGGTCTTGAGTGATGCCGTTAGCGGTTACTTCGCCTTTCTCAGCCTTGCCAGCCAACGCTGTTTTAATTTCTTTGATATCTGCACCAACGGCTTGGGCGAAATCATGCAATTTACTCATTTATGTTTCCTTTCAAATTTTAGCTAGATTGTAGATGTTAACGAGGTCTTCCGTGGTATCACTGCCACCAGCAATGTACCCAGAATCTCGCAATTCATCCGCTAGTAGTTTTAGTTTAGGGTCTTTCTTTGATGGAATCGCACTACCGATGTTAAGCGAACTCTTAACTTTCACCTTGAAATTGTTTGATGGAAAGATATGCCCATTCAGTTTAATTTCTAGGTAGTATGTGCCCGGCTCTACGATGTCACCCATGACGAACGAAAAATGCCCGTTCTCTACGGTTACGTCTTGATACAACGCCACGGTTTCGTCATTTGACAGTGTGAGTTTACCAGTGCCGGATAACTCCATGCGTTTTCCATCAGCCCCTAAGATTTCAAAACCAAAGACTGAGGTAACATCCCCAGACTTGAGAATGTCACCCCCTTCAATTTGGTTGATAGAGGTCATGAGTCTAGACATAAGCTAGTCCTCACGAGGTTGGTTGTAGTTTAATGCACGCTCACTGTCTGCCACACCCTTTGTTGTTGGGTCGGTAACGATTCCAAGAATAACCAAGATCACAACGAAAGTATTTACACCCTCTTGAATGTTGCTAGGGATATTAAGCCCGAATTGTTGCAACATCAAGAAAACCGCTGAGATAAGAGCTACTAGAGTAGCTTTGTTTTGCAAACGTAGTTTAAAATTAATCATTTTCTGTTTTCTCCTTTTCTTCTTCAATCGAAGTTAAATTAAATTTGTCTTTGTCGATATTTTTTTTTATGTACTTATCAAAGTACGGAATTTCCACTCCTAGAGCCGATAAGCTGGCTAGAATACTAGAGCCGTAAGCGGCAATCATTGCAAAGATAAATGTATCTAGGACACCGCCAAGATTCATAAAGACTGCGAACGGGTAAAAAATGGCTACAAACGTAAACATGGCTATGTGACCGACTAGACCTTTTCTAAATTTTGAGCTTGAAAACTCATGGAAGGCCCAAGCTCTGGACACACCGATGGCGATGTCACTGAAAATGATAATCATAAGCAGAAACACCCATAAATGCTCGTCTATTCCGTGGTCGTAGAAATCTTTGACCACTTGAAAAATACCAAAGATTCCGTCTGGTTTGTGCATTTAACACTCCTTAACATGTTATTTAACCCCCATTTTTTAATCTACTTCAAAAGAATATTATTGCCGTCTGTGGCATAAGCGATGAAGTCGTTAGAATCAACCGGTGCCAGACGTCCATCAACCAAGCCAATACGTTGGCCCATTGAAAGCGAACTGATGCCAGTATCTTCTTTAGCAATGTAGCCAGCATACTTAATCACGCCCGTAGCGTTAGGTTCGATGTCGTCGAGTGATACGCCGTAGAAACGCCAAGGCTCATCAGCTCCCAATGGTTGCACTGAATTCCCGACCAACTTAACCGGCATACCGACTGTGATTCTAGTCTGACTAGTGTTTTTCAACGTTCGGACTTCATCCGCAAATTCCACACGTTCCTTGCGTCCTGCACTATTGATGTTGATGTAAGGCACAATCGTATTGCCACCACCAGAAACCGCAAAATGGTTTCCATGGCGTGAACCGCCTTGTTCCTCGAATAGCTTAACGCTCTTGTCAATATTGCAGTTCTCGATGGTTACGATTGACTTCTTAGCTCCCGTGCCATAAGACCCAAAACGGATTGATTCTTCGCCACTGCCAGTAATAAAGGTACATTTTGAAATCTTCACACGGTTAGATTCAACGTTGAAATTATCGTGCATCGAGAATGGCAATGTTGTTGATTTGAATGTGCAGTTTTCAAAAAGGTAGCTACCACCCGAACCCATACCAGCCGCATAGGCTTGCGTTGAGTTCCAAACGCCATCCTTGTTTCCGAGGTGTTCAAAGTAGCAATCGATATATCTCATATCGTTGTTTGCGTACTGATTATTAGTCTCGTCATGCACTGCATATCGAGTATTTCGGACAGTAATCTTGATATTCTTGATCGTGTTATGTCGCCAAACGTTCAAAACGCTGATACGGCTTGACGTGTTACGAGTAGTCTTGCTATCTGGAACATCCATTTTAAGACGGACATCACCGACACCGATAATGTTGACATAGTCAGGCACCACAATCCCTTGGAGTTCGCTGTTGGTATTCTCGACTTCACGAAGGAAGTTATCGCCGCCTAGCTCTTGTAAGATATCATACTCACCAGAATGAATGTATAGCGTGATAGGATTGTCAGCACTACCCGAACCCAATGCTTTGATAGCTTCTGTTAGCGTGCTGAAATCCCCGGCTGATTTTTTGATGGTGTATTCATTTTTGAGTTTAGGAAATGCGATAGGTGTGTTACTTTCAAGAGCACTAGCCCCATAGTTGAGATTAGGCAGTTTAGACGCTGCACCAAGACCGCCTTGGATAAGTTTTGCAGGTTGGTCAACGAGCTGTCTCGAGATTAACAAATACCCAGCTTCGTCTGGTGTGTAATCTGCATCATTAAGCTCGTCACGACTGGAGAATTGCTTCAATTTCCTATCGTCAAGACTAAAGTAATAAGTGAATACACCACGAACGCCTTTCAGACCGTATTTCTTACCTTTTTCAAGGTAAATCGGAGGATAGACCCCCCACGAAGGAACATCGCCCGTTGATTTAGCTGTACCGGTGTAATACTTGCCACGGACGAAAGTATTTTCGTCAATAAGTTGCTTAATCTCTGTTACAAAATCAAGGTCTGTAGCTTTGACATCAACCGACAATTTCGGTATTTTGAGCGAAATATAACCGTCCGGCAGATTGTTCATGTCAACGTTAGCCGCTGCCAGTTCTGCAACCGACGCGTTGAAAACCTTAGGCTTGGCATCAACGTTTTGAGTTGACACATAGAGCAACGAGTCTTCAGTTGGTGTGTATTCCGTAGTTACCACCTTATCGCTGTCAGCTAGCTTTTTGATAATTCGACTACCGTCTACGGATGTAATGTAAGACAGAACGCCACGAGCACCGACAATGTAATAGGTTTTCCCTTTATACATGGTAATAGGCAAATAACGTGACCATGTGGTTTGTTCACCAGCAATAACTTTACCGCCGTTTTCGACCCAGAAAGTGCCGGTGATTCGGTCTGTAAGCATTTGTTTGATACCTTGGGCAAAGTCAATGTTATCGGCGGTAACTTCATTACCACCAAGCCCACGGGATTGATAGACCCCGCCTTCTTTCCAAGAGCGAGCCCCTTCGTCGTAGTAGTACCATTTGCCGGTGTCCTTGGCTACTACGATGCCGTTAGCACCGTTTGGATATGTGCTACTGATTTCTGATAGTGAGCTGAGAACTGCTTTCGGGGCGTTGGATTCAATCTTGTTGAATTTTTTTTCAACAAAATCAGCACTAGCCTTCCCGTTAAGCGTGTTCTCGATGGTGCTTAGACGGTCATCAAGGTTGCCGGCAAGACCACGGGCTTTGATAACTTCCATGTTCGTATTGCCGTTAGTGGCGCCGTCAGCGTAGGTCGTCTCAATAGCCTTGGCAATGGCTTCACGAACGTCTGCCCCTCTGGTCTTTTTACGGATTGCCTTAGTCAAGACACTAATATTCTTAGTGTTCTCAAGGGGCGTGACATCATCGTAGAGGTTCAAACGTCCCTCTGCTTCGATTTCTGGCATGTTTAATTACCTCCTGTTAATTCTTTTTGCAATCTAGCGATTTCAGCTTCAATGTCTCTAATCGTTCTAGTCCGTTCTTGATCGTCCATATTGAATGATGCTAACTGATTATCATAGTTAGCCTTAGCTGTCAGATAATCAGCGTACTGCTTATCATAAGCTGCAATCTCGTCCGCTGAAGCGTTAGGGCTAGGCGGAGTAGGTGCTGTTGGTGGCGTTGGTTTTGAGCTAGGTTTATTTTTAAGTGCTGCGAGTTGGTCACGTAAAGTTTTCAAGCGCTTCTCTTTGTTAGCCGTTGACGTATTCTGTTTGATACGCTCGATAGAGTTTTCAGCCTCTTGCAATTGCAATTGATAAGCTGCGAGTGTTTGAGATTGTGAGCCGATAGTTAAGTCAACACTCTGTGGGTTTAGGATATCAATTTTTTTCTCCAAGATTTGCAAAGTTTCAATCCCAGAAAGTGGCGCATTGATAATCGGGTGTTTATTCCCGATTTCAAATTTGTCATATCGGTTATCAATCAGATAACGCTCTACCGCAGAAATCGTCCATTTTGCGAGTGCAATTTTTTGGTTTCTCAAATACTGCTTACCACGGGCTAGAAGGACTTTGGGGTCATCAATCTCCGTCCAGATAACAGCTTTACGAATAACACCAAACTCTTTCATCAAATCTTCATCCACTAAATATGCACTGTTGTTGTTAACGTGCCAAATAGTCAACTGTTCTCTGGTAACGTCTGGGCTTTGGTCCTCGTCTGGATGTTCCTTTTGAATATCAGCCCCAATTGGCATGATTTGAGTAGCCAAACCATCAAAATCGAGTGCCCGACTGGCAGATTTGATGTTTTTACCAATTTGAAGCGGTGATTTTTTGGTTTCACCGATTTGGGAAGTCCAGTCCACATATAAGCGAGTATTTCGCTCGTAAATGGTCAAATATCCCCCAATATTGTTAATGATACGCTCTCGAACACAGTCCCAAGTGCTCTCGTATCCAAGATAACGCCAAGGCTTATTCGTCCTACTGTTAACCGTACAAGTGCCAAGATTAATGCGTTTGTAGTCCTCGACCTCTCCGTTAGCAACCCTTAAAATTTCAGTTAAGTAAGGTGCTGCTCCTTGGTTCGGTAATTTCTGGAACCATTGAGCGGAATCATGCAAGAATGAAAGGAAGTCCTCGCAGGTCACTTTCTGAGCGAATCCATTCGTTGTCATTTCGTTAGTAGATGTCAACACTCTGCCCACGAACTCAACTTTGCCGTCGTAAAGGTTGACAACCTCAACGATTGACTTAAACGGCACCATCTTATTGTAAAGAGGGTGCGTAAATGGGACGGCAAACGAGAACTCATGAATAGTGTTTAGAGCTTGGTTGATTTCACCGACGATAACCGTGCCCCCTCTTGGGCTGTACGGGTCATGAATAGTCTTGCGTCCATACGTGGTGCGATTGAGTTTATCCCAACGTCTAGCGTTGAAATCGCTCCACCAATAAACGGCATAGCCGCCCTTTTGCTTAGCGGTTTCGGGTGGCTCTGGGACCACGATTTTCTCCCCGCCAACTCCGACAAGTTGACCGTTATTGTCAGATACATAGACATGCGTTAGAAACTCCCCACGCTCATTGTTGTGGTCCGAGACGTTGACAGTGCAGTACCAACTATCACCCCATCTAACACCGTCATACCAAATGATATCGTCCTGGTCGATAACTTTTCCAGCACTAGGCGAGTAGTTTGTTTTTCTGCTCCATGTTGGGAAAGATACCCCTTTGATGCCAGTGTCATTACTGAGATTTGAAACCTTGACAGCGTAGCCTGTATGACTAATGTTAAATACTTCGATTTTACCGCTTGCACTCATGCCATCACCTCATTGTTGAAATGCATGGCTATTGTGCCATTACCTTTAGCTTTGAAATAGTTGATTCCTTGATACAAAGTCAATGCAAACTCCCTATTCTCACCACGTTTCAAGTTGTAAATTACGCCCTCTGAATCGGTTAGCGTGATATCTTCGTCGCAATAAATGACTGGACTGATTGAAGTGTCACCAGAATTAACAAAGTAAATTGTCCTTTCTGATTTCGTATATCCAAGTTGCCATTTAGTCCATGTTGAGTCGTCACTTTCAAAATCGAATGTGTCCCATACATCATCGAAGTATTCGTTCTCATGGTAAGCGAACGGATAACACTTAAATGTGATGGTAGCAACCAGATTCTTTTTGATAGGATCGTCAGCTACTTTGATGTGCTTAATCTTACCCATCCAGTAATAGCGTCGGTCATGCGTATCAAATAGCTTGCGTTCCGCTTTAGTAACCATTTGAGACTTAATCATACGCTCTGCGGTTTTTCTATCCTCGTATTCCGTAAACGGTAGCTTAAACTCGTATGTAATCTCTCTAGGTTCGAAGACACGTTCCCCCAAAACACTAGAGAAATCGAGCACCCCTTGCATAAAGGGGATAGATTCAACGATTTCTTTCTCATCTGGGGTTGGCGCTTCACGTTTCTGTAGGTACCACCCAGCGTCACGACTATTAAAATCGCCAAACGCTATATATTCTTTGATTTTAGTAATCATAATCTGTGACGTCCTTTCAATGTTTTAATGGTGTCGATAGCACTGTTGAAGTTGTTGACTGTGCCACCAACCAATGCACCAGTGTCTAATACCATGTTTTGGCCTTGTGCCATTTGTTCCTTAAGGTCTCCAAGAGCATCGATAACATCACCAAGCAAGCCGGCTGAATGTGCAGCGTAGGCTTCTTGACGTGCTGAAATCGTTGCGTCTGGGGTTTTATCTCGCAAGACTTCCATCTTCAACTGACTTGCCATGTTTGAAGTAGCACCCGTTAGCATGGCATTAGCTCGAACATTGAACCCGTTAACTTGGTCACGGATATAGTCCAAGCTATTAGCAACCTCTGGGGCTGATTCGTCAATCCCTCGAGCGATACCAAGACCGATATACCAACCAACTTGGTCACGGAATAAGTGAGATGGTGAATGGATTTTGGCTTTAGCCTGTGCTGCTCTTTCTGCTTGCGCTACAAGGGCATTAGCTGCCGCTGTAACTGCTCCAAGAGCTGACATCAGACCGGCTGCAAGACCTTGTCCCATGTAAGCCCCTGCTGAGAAGAAGGCTCCATAACCGGCTCTAGCTGCGGCTGCTGCTTGGTTAACCGCTGCTTGCGTAACTGCAACTAATTGCTGTCCGCTTGCTTGCATAGCAGCTACCATTTGAGCACCACCGGCACGAATGGCGGCAACTACTTGATTCATGCCGTTTCGGACTGCTGAGACAATCTGATTCATGAAGGCTTGCGTGCTAGCAACCATTTGCATACCGCTAGAGCGTAGAGCCGCAGTCATTTGCATAGCACCAGAAGTTACAGCTTGAACTGCTGACATCATACCTGCGCTTACTGCCATACCTAGCGACATCATCGTAGCTTGTAATGTCATGGCTGCCGCTCCAACGGTAGCGAATACACTAGCTAACATCATGACTTGAGCACTTACCATTGCAAGTCCTGCTCCTGCCATTTGGGCTGAGCTAGCAAGCATAGCAAGTTGACTAGATACCATGGTAGCCATCATGGAAACCATGCTGAAACCTGTCTGAGCGGTCATTAGTTGAGCACCAAACATGGTCACTGCTGAGCCTGCTGCCATAAGCTGACTAGTCATTTGCATCAAGCTAGTAGCGAACATCATGAATTGAGTGTTTAGCATGGTCAATGAAGTACCAATCATCATGAATTGAGTACCTACAAGCGTTAAGCTAGTACCTAGCATAGTTGAGCTAGTAGCCATCATGGTCATGCTCGTAGTGATCATAGTTAACTGTGTAGCTAACATCGTTAAGCTAGTAGTTAGCATAGTCATGCTTGAACTGATAGAAGTCATGCTAGCAGTAAGCGTCATTGAAACTGTACTGAACTGAGTTAGACCAGTCGCAGCAACCATCAATGCCGGTGCTAGTGTCATGATTTGCGTTCTAAAAGCAGTGATAGGGGCTACAATAGCAGTTAACCCAGCAAGCGATTGACTAGCTTGGTTTGAGAACGTGCTGAAAGCAGTCCCTGCCGTAGTCAACAATGATTGTAAGTTAGTAAATGATGATTGAATACTTGTAATCGTGCTTGAGAATGAAGTCAATCCAGATACAGCACTAGATGCTGAACTAGACACCTTGCTCATACCATCTCCGAGCTTAGTCATACCAGTACCAGCTTGAGCAAGTCCTGCTGAGTTGTTACCAATAGACCCAACACCTTTGGCCACTGCTGCAAGAGATGCAGCCATGTCTCCAAGGTTTGTGTTGGTAATCTTAACAACACCGTTAGCAAGCTGATTGAATCCAGACCCCGCTTTTTGAGCGGCGGTACCAATCGAATTGAAGACATTAGCCAAACTATTCAATACGCTACTAATTGCACTACCAGCGGATGTAATAACGCTTGAAATGCCTTCAAACGCTGACTTAATACCGTTTCCGATACCTTGAGCCGCTGTGCTGATTGAAGTCCCGACTGATTGCACTACGCTGGCAATCCCTTGTAATGCAGCACCGATGGCTGAACCAGTAGCGCTGATAATACTTGCCACACCACTTAGGGCCGTACTAATAGCCGTACCGATACCCATTGCAGCGGTAGCAATTGCCATTCCTGCTGCTGACACAACGGATGCAATGCCACTGAATGCAGCACTAATCACACCACCAATTGCCGTAATGATAGGCACGATTTGAGTGATTGCTGTCACAATCGCTGAAATGATTTGGGTAATGATAGGTGCAAGAGTTTGAACAACCGTAACAATGGCAGAAATCACTTGACTAATAACTGGTGCCATTGTTTGAACGACTGTAACGATGCCTTGGATCAAGGTCATAATAACTGGTGCCGTTGCTTGAATAGCTTGGACAATCACTTGTAAGACCATTGCAATCTGTGGTCCAAATTGGCCAATTACTTGGGCAACTTGAACGATACAATTCGCAATAACTGGAGCGATTGCCACAATAGCATTAGCAATGATTTGAGCTACGGCTGTAATCGTATTCCCAATAATTTGAACAATCGGAGTTACTGCTGTAACTATCTGGCTAATCGCAGAACCTAGAGCGGTAGCCAAACCACCAAAAGCACTGATAATAGCTGGCAGCGTTCCTAAAATAGACGTCCAAGCATTCCCAAACGCCGTGATGGCTGGAGCTGCATTGCCTAGAGCAGTGCCGATAGCTTCAACCAATGGTGAAAGTTTGGCTAGCCCTGGCGCAGCTTCACCGACTGCCTTAATGACGATACCAAACGCCGTGCCAAAGGCTTCAACGATAGACCCTGCTGCCTTACCGATGGATTCAACAACGGTACCAAACGCTGAACCAATAGAGCCAATAATTTGTGAAACACCACTGGCATGGCTTGCTAATAGTGAGAATGAAGCCACGATCAATGCAATCCCTGCACCGATTCCGACTGCGGCAACGGCTACGGCAGCACCGAATGAAAGCAATGTTGCTGGATTCAATCCTTTAAGGCCTTGTAAAACATATTTCATTCCTTGCCCGAAACCTTTGTAAGTTTCAGCAATACCTTTGAATATAGCTGTCAAGATTCCTTTGATTGCATTACCAGAAGACCTAATGACGTTTGACATCCCATTGAACAATTGAGCAATAGTTGACTTAGAACGTCTCGCACTGTTAGCAGCTTGTTCTGTTCCTTCTGCAGCGTCCTCTCCGAATTTCTTGAATGGATTTAGACTTTTAAGGAAGTCCAACCCTTTCAATGCAACACCTACCGCTGAAATACCAGCCTTGGCAGTCATGAAACCTGCTACCATTGCCAAAATACCGCTAGTGATACCGTTTAAGATTCCCGGTGGTATTGCACTGATAAACCTAGATATTGCTGAAATAACTTGAGATATCCAGTTTACTAGCGTTCCAAGGGCTGAGCCAATGCCTGCAATAATCGACTGCATTTGTGAGCTACCCAGCACCTCGCCGAATGATGAACCGATAGTTTTAAGGGCGTTCCAAGTATCTTGTACCGCTGCTTTAAACGATTGAAAAGCTCCTGTGTCAGCAAATGAGCTGATGAAACTTCTGACTGATGTTGTGGCAATATTCAAGGCTTGCGAAAAACCGTTAGCGATATCACCGAACACTGAGCCAATGCCCTGCATAAGCTTGCTACCATCAATATTGCTAAATAGTTGCTTGATTGAGCTTGAGATATAAGTAAATGTCGCACCAAGGTTTTTCAAAGCTCCCGTATTAGAGAAGCCTTTCCAAAGCGAAGACAACCCACTGCCAATCTTGTCAGCAATGCCGTTGATGTCAACTCTTTCTAATGCATCCGTAAGTCCAACGACTGCCTTAATACCAATTTGATTGAGTTTTTCAAACTGTGGCATTAGCTTATTCGCTAGGGACTCTTTCATCCCATCAATAGCTTGGTCAACGGTCTTGAACTCTGTGGCCATCTTGCTGAATGTGTCGTTATTACCGACTTTAGCAATGGCGTCGAAGAAGTCCTCGGTCTTAATCTTGCCATCTTGCACGGCTTGGACCATTTCAGCGGTACTCATGCCCATTTCTTTCGCAATGGCTGCAATACCTGCGGGCGTTTGCTCTAGCATAAGTTTGAAGTCTTGCCATTGAACCTTAGGTTTAGCAGCCATTTGGGTTGCTTGTTGGCTCAAGGTCTTCATGGCTTGTTGTGGGTTCTCTGCTGCCGCTGCAAGACCACCAAACCCCTTAACGAGCTCGGTTGTATTCTTGGTTCCAACGGCCGCTAACTGTGAGTAAGTGCTGGCCATGTCGGACGCTGAATAGATTGTCTTGGTAGCGAAATCCTGCAACTCGCCTTTGACTTGCTTAATCTGGTCAGTAGGCATGTTGATCTGTTGCATATTACCTTCAAAGGTCTTCCACGCTTTAGTAGAACTGTTAAGCTCACCTACCATGGATTTCATGCCGTTACCAAGAGCGCTAATACCGCCCATAATGGCACCACCGATTAAATTGGCACCGAGAACAGACTTAAAGACTGATCCAACCTTTCCGGCTGAACCTTTCAAGCCTTCCAAGGCTCCCTTGATACGTTTAGCCCCACTTTCAGCGTCTTTCCCATCGAACAACGCCTTGATGGTGACTGTACCATCTGCCATAGATTATCCCTCCTTTCTAAAATTCTTCTTCGTATTTTTCATCTTCCTCGATTACTTCGTTAGGGAGAGCATAATCCTTCTGAAGCCTACGCATTTCCTCTTTGTATTCTGCCGAGTCGCCCTTTTGCGGTTTCCATTTCCGAATTTTGATAACTTCCATGAATTTCGTACCCTCTGGAAGTCCAGAAAGTAGAGCGTTGAATTTCTTCCAGTGGAGTTTTCCTTGAACATCGAATAGATCAATGCCGTAAGCTTGCAAGAATGACGCATAGATATAGTCACCGTCAAAACGAATGTCATAAGGTGCTTGCTCTTGCTTGCCATTGCTTGCAGTAGTCTTCATAGGATTACCAGCGAGGTCATACTCGACATGGTTGTCTTCGACTGTTGAAAGGCTGATATGTTCCTCGAAAACCTCGTTAAACACCTCGGACATTTCCTCGACAGTGAAGTCTTCTAAAGTCTCACCGGTCAAAATACGAATACCGAAATGTGGTTTAACAAACTCTGGAACATCTTCATCCCTCCACATCTCAAAGAGCCGTAGAACATTATCAAAGGACAGATTAAGAGGAAATTCTTCATCATCGATTACTAACTTATCTGTTAGTTTTCGTGATATATCTAGCATGATTACTCAGCCAAATATTTATCGAAGGCTGCCTTTGAGTTTTGATTCTCAAATTCAGAACGAATACCGTTGATAGTTTCAATCAGATAGAACATGGCGATACTTGTTGATTCACCAGCAAACGCATAGACAAGTTTAAACGCTTCTTCATCGTCAAAGATTTGTTTGAAAGCATCTTCAATAAAACCCTTTGACGCATCAATGGCTTCTTTGTTGTCTGTGTCTTGGATAATCATGCTTTTGGCTTCCAAATCTTTACCGACTTCTTCCATACGTTTTAGATTGCTATCTGATAATGGAAAATTAAGTTGGAACTCACCAAAATCTACAGGGATGACATTGCTACGTTTTTTAATTACTACCATGTTTGTTATTCTCCTTTTTGAATACGAAAAAAGAGGGGAAGGGCTAACCCCCACCCCTCTAGTTGTCTTATCTTTGTTTTATTTAGTTAATTATCCGCCTACGACTGGTGTCCCAGTTTCTGATGATGCACCAGAACGAGCAGCACGGCCAGAAGTTTCTGAACCAGCTCCAGCTACTGCTGCGGCTGCGACTGGTGATGCAGCGACTTCATGTTTTTCTGGCGTACGAGACCAGTTAACTTGGAACTTGATTGTTTCAAGCTCAGACGCTTCACCGTCACCGACTTCAATTTCAGAAAGTCGTGCAAGACCTTCTTTGTAAGTTTTGCCATCGGCAGTAACTTCTTTGTACCAGACAATAAGGTCATCAGCTACAGCGTCTTCTTTGTCAACGACAAAGTTTTGAGCTTTATCAGCATAATCACGGTGACCTTCGAAAGAACGACCACGAGATTTTGAAGTGATAACTTTTTCTTTAGTTCCGTCGCCATCAAAGTACGCCACATCATCGTCTTCTGCATCGTTTTCTGGTGCAGATTCTTTGATGCCTTTGGCAATCCACATATACTTGTTATCAGTTGGTGGAGTGTCTGGATGTTCTGAATCGAACGGTGCAATGTAATGCTTACGAATCGCATTTTTAAATTTAGCCATTTAGTTAAGGCTCCTTTCTACTTCAATAGTTGCTTGCAAGTCTAGCAAGTAAATGTAATAGTCTTGGTCATTGACATCGTTTAAACTTGGTGTTTCGACCTTCAATGACAAGAATGTATAAGAATTGTTTAAGCTTGGTAATTCAAGACCGATTTTGGAAAGTTCAGTGTTGATTTTCCAAAGGGTAGCATTGACTTTATGCTGGTCTTTAGATTTAATGGCGATTTCGTAAGGCAACGACAGAATCTGTGTGCCAGCCATGTCTTCGTCTTCAACCTTGCCGCCGGGCAATGCGTATATTACCAAGTCTTCACCTTCGTTAAGGTAGTCTAATCGAGGTGTTAGTGGCAAGCCTAGACCAGCTAGGAAATCTTTCAACACCTCTGAAAAATCGTTATTATTCACTATCTAACTCCCATCGCTCTAATTGCTACTTGTCCCCACTGTTTGCTGTGTTTAGCAGCGGCTTTCTTGTCCCAACGCCCACCAGTGCCGGGCTTTGGTTTCTGTGCTAGCAGTCTGTCCTTATTCGCAAAGAAGAACTTCCGTTGCTTCTCAGAAAAGAATAGTTTTAGTCTACGATTATAAAACCTAATTCTTGCATAAGGTGTCGACCATACCAACGTATCAACATTAGAGTGTCCGCTACCTCGCAAGTCCCCTGACTGAACTGGTGTGTACTTGTTCATATCCATAAGCATTTGATTACTCATGGCAATCTGACCACGTCTGACCGCTTCAGGACTGCATTTCTTTTCAAGCCCCTGCAAATCTACCTTGATAGTTACATCAGCACCCATCAAATCACCTCGACTTCATAGCATAAGATAGTATGCTTAAACGGATGATACTGAGGAATAATTTTACGAATGATGTAGTCTCGGTGAGTGTCATTAACTCGACCATTCAACCAACTATCATCCAACTCAATTGGTGTGTATTTTGGATAGATCATGAGGACTGAAAAATTATTCTCAGTTCGATTTTGACCACTGCCAGTATGAGATACGGCCCTATCAAATCTAACGGGTTTAAGAGTTTTGGGCTCATCATATGTTACTTTTCCCCAACCGTCCTTTTCTCCCGTTGGTTTTTGAATAGTGACAGTATCAACTAACATGCGTTTATCTATCATAGCCCACCGCCTTACAGCCAAAACCAACCAATGTCAGCCAGTTTAGAGCGTCAAGAGATAGATTATACCTCTGACCACCGTTGGACGATTTAGAGCCATTCTGATAACTTACATGAGTACGTCCTACGGTCATGCTTGCTAGTGAAGTCTTATCCTCGGCAGTCATCACACCACTTGAATCTAAGTAAGCGATTTGATAAGCTACCGCCTTTTTGACCGCTTGCCTTCGTGGCTCGAAGTCTGTTTCAAAATCGGTGAAATCGTAGAAGTTTTTGATATACAAATCAACAATGAGCTTAGCTCTAGCTGCTAGCGTTTCAAAGTCTTCTACGATTTCAAAACCAAGTTTTAGAAATTCTGTTTCGGTTAAATATGTCATTTAACCACCTCCTTCTGTTATTTTAGGAGGTCTAAGAGTTCCGCTTTGGTAAGAGCTGAAATACCAGTGAGACCACGTTGTTGTGCAATGATACGCAAGTCAGCAACGGTCTTGTCTTCTAGCGTTTCAGTTACTTGTTCTTGAACGTCATTAACAGGCGCTGCTTGCTCGCCGATAGTATGACGACGCATTAGCATACCCATTAAGCACCTCCGAATTTAACGACTTTTGAATCGTCGTAAAGGTAGACACCGTAGTATTCATCACCAGAATAGACAGTAGTCTTTTTCAAGATGTCACGGTCGTTTTCAATCATGACATCACGTTTCAAGTTGATCACGAATGCTCCGTATTTGGCATCGTCGTCTGTGTCTGTTTGGAGTGAAGACACTTTAACAAGGAAGCCTTTTCCTTCTTCAACTTTCTTAGTGCGAACGATTTGCACGCCAGCAACTTCACCGAATGTGCCAGAAACGACAACATCAGCACCAACTTCTGAGCCTTTCAACCAGTTTTGACCAGCGTCAGCACGCAATTTAATGGCGTCTTTTGGATTGATAAGGGCAACATAGCGAGCGTCTTCTTCGTCTGCGAAGATTTCCAAGGCTTTGTCAATGTTCGCTACTGAAATAGGAGCTTCAGTGATGTTTTGTGTCGCAGTTTTAGCAACTTCAACGATGTCGTTGTCAACTTTGTTAGCAATAGCCAAAGCAATCTGATTAGTAGCTTCACCGTAAACGTTGCCGTGTCCTACAAGGGCAGCTTTATCAGTGATTTCAATAGCTTTACCAGCTTGTTTGATCTTCATTTTTGTTTCTTTAGTGCCCAATTGGTCAATCGGAATTGATTGCCCCTCAGTGATTTCAGTAGCATCACCAGAATAAGTCCATTGCGGCACTGTAAGCTCATCCCCCGGACGGCCTACAAGAGTTGTTTCGACCACTGCGAGTGGTGTGAATTTGATAAGTTTAGGCAATTTAGCTGAAACCGTGTCAGCCATAACCTGTGGATTGATGACTTGTGCAGTCGTTGTTGTTCCAAGAACCATAGATTAAATCATCCTTTCAGTTGTTGATATAGCTCTGGGTCTTTATCAAAGAGTTCTTGACGCTCATTGATTCCCATACGTTTAAAATCTTCTTTAGTGAGCCCGTTCTGACTAGCAGCTGGATTCCCACCAGCAAAGATTTTAGGTTGTGCTGCTTGTTCTTCTTGCTTGAAAAGATAAGGGCTTGTTTCTTTCAATCCCTTAATAACCTTGTCCAGTTTAGGTTTACCAGCTTCATCAAGTTCGATTTCGTCAAAATTGATGAATTTAGCAAGGTCATCCGAATTGTGAGCGTCCACATCCTTCAATGCCAGACGAATAGCGTTTGATTTGGTAACTTGGGCAAGATTAGCTTCATTCTCTGACTTGTAAGTGTCAAATTTAGCTTGTAAGTCCGTCAATTGTTGTTTGAGTTCCTCACTTGCTCCCTCTTTAGCTTGCAAGTCATTGAGTGCTTGGCTTTGTTGCTCAAGTTGTTGTTTAAGGCTGTCGTTTTCAGCTTGCAATTCAGACTTAACTTGTGCTTTAGCGTTCTCAATCCCAGAACCGTACGCATTCATCAAGGAATCAATCACTGCCTTGTCTGTGATACCAGCTTCAACTAACATGTCACGTTTCAAACTCATGTTTAAAACTCCTTTGTTTTACGTCCAAGGGACTGAATTACCCAGTTTTACGACATTTGGCAGGTCGAATAGAAAAACCGCATCAATTCGATACGGTTTAAGCGTGTTTCTTCGATAAAATTTCACGTTGTCTGATAGCTTCACGGGTTTTAGATAATGGATCATCATAGTATCTCTCACGTTCTCTATCTCGATACAAGAACGGGTATTTATCAACATACGATTTCAAGGCTCTCTTCTGCTCTGTAAGCCTTGTTTTGTATTTGCTGGTTAATTCATCATTGTGCATCGTTTCAGCAACGTGCAGACGCTCTTTAGAAACTCTGATAGCTCTTTCCATAGCCCTCTGTTTGCTCTGAACGTTAGCGTTCTCGATAGCTTGTTCTTCAGTGAGATTCTTCAAGTCATCGTCAATGTCTGGCATATAGTTGACACCGGGAATGAAAGGGGTCATAGTGTGCCCACAGTTTACCCCTTGACATCCTCCGGGCTTACCGTAGCCATAATCATCAAGAGCAAATATCTTAACACCTTCCTCAGTCCTAGCTTGACCTGTGGTAACTATCTGATTTTGTAGCGGTGCACACATTTCTCTTGCTGCTGCCTTAATGGAATAATAGAACGTATCAATACCAAGCTCTTGAGCTGGTCTCATTCGCATTTCATTGAATGTACGCCTAGCAGTCGTTTTAATGACCGTCCTAGCGTAAGCGTCGGCTCTCTGTCTGCGTCCTGCTCTGTCAGTATAGCCATAGAAACCTCGCTCTTGAAACTTCATTATCGTTTCATCAAGGGCTTTCTGAGGTGTAGCCATACCAGTGATTACTTTAGCTACCGTAGTCTCGATAATGTCCTTGTACGTTGCTTGCACGCTCTTTGGCAGCGTCGTATTGATAAGATTATGGACATCATGAATAGCTTGATTAGAGTAGCTGATAAGGTCTTTCATCACCTTGTAATTGTAAGCGTTAGAATTTAATTGAGCGTGAGTATCTTTGTAAACTTGATACCCTTCATTCTCAATGATGTATCTGATTTGTTTCTCGGCAATTCCAGAATATTCAGCAATGAGTTTGATATTGTGGTTGTTCAACATCCCAACATCAGCCATTTTTTCTAGTTGCCAAAGATAAGGCTGTTGGTCGAGATAATAAGTTCCTCGGTCATGCAATCGTTCCACAACGTTATCAAATAGGTCGTTGCATAATTGACGGTAGATGTCTGAAACATTATCGGCCATCAACATTAGTTGCTGGTCGTTTAGTTTGATACGCTTTTTTTTAGCCATAGCCTATCACTCCCCGTAGATATCGACCTCTTCACTTGTCCTAAAACTATCAGCGCTTACCATGGTTTCATCATTGATTGCTTGGTAAATCTCTTGTGCTTGTTCTTCAGTCACGTTGAGAGTTTTCTCGATAGCCATAACTTTCGGTGCGAATCCAGACGCTACCATCTTAGACCAGTAATCAAACTCAGCGTTTCGGTCAGTGAATACACCGTCATCTAAGTCCACGCTGATTTCATCCATTGTTGGGATTTCACCAGTGTAGAGATTGTAGACCTTGGCAAGCTCTAGGATTGAAATGACAAGCTCTTTTAACGATTGCTCTACTAGAGTAGCGATAGAATTACGCATTTGATATGTGTCTGATTGTTCTGACACTACCTCGGTAGCGGTCTTCATGCTCTTGCCGTCGAAGCTAAACATACCAGCAGACACACCTAACTGCATTTCAAACAAGCTCAATCCTTTGTTGATAGCTTTAATGTAATCATCCGAACGGATATCTGTAGTAAGGTCGGTAATACCGATACCCTTATCCATGTCCCCGCTATCGAATTGCTCATAGACATTGTGGCCTGTTTCAAACTCACGTTTGACTGTGACCTTCTCACCGCTTGTATCGTACTCAGTCTTAATCATTTGAGTAGGTACTGCCACCCTACGCTGACCCATTTTGACTTCCCACATAAATTCATCATAGGTCGTATTAATGAAGTCCATCGTAGTCTTAGCGTTGTCAAAGATAGACAAACCCAGAGGACTGTTGATGTCCTTGTTGTTCATTCCCGGCGGTTTAAGATACGTAAACAATGGTCTTGTAAGCCCATTGAGTGTCACAGTCTCTTCCAAATCCTCATAGAGCATTGATAGAGGGACACGTTGACCGATACGAGTTTTAGATTCTGACTCGTATAGCTCGTTAGTGATTGTATAACTGTCCTTAGTCCACTCGTGAAACTCAATCAGACTATAGTATTTAGTCTTCTGACCTTCTGCCTTGAGTGTTTTGGTGACGATTGCAGCACTAGATACATCTTGAGTGTTCGATTGCAACGGCAAGAATACCGGCGCTTGTACGAATGACACTCTGACACGATCTTCATCAACGTAAGGACGCATAGCCAAACCACCGAGAGCAAGACAGCTCTCTAAGTAGCGTTCAAAGTTTTTGCTGAATCGGTCAGTCTTCAGTGTCTCATTGATGAATGTATCAGCGGTTTCATTATCAACTTGAATCTTAGCCTGCTCATTGAATACGAGACTAGCAACCTTCTTCGATGCGGTGCGTCCGATAGGCAAGTGGTTGAAGTCACGTTTTAGTTGTGTTCCGTTGCTATCTCGATAGCTGACACGGTCAAAACTACCTGCGAAATAGCGTAGATTATCCATGATACGGCTGTATTCTTCTGGTGATATCGCAATCTTAGGATGATCTGTGATACTGTTTAGGCTTTGATTAGTTATCACGTAATTACTCCTTTTGAATATGTTCTTAATGGTCTGTATAATTCCCATTAGTAGCTCCTTTAAGCCTTCAAATCTAGTTCTCTAGCGTTGTCTAAAACGAAGTATTCCATGGCGTCGCAGCAGTGGTCGTCCTCTTTGATAACCTTTGGATCGTCTGTGTGTATCGTCTTCTCGTCGTAGCGATACATCTTGTGTTCTTCGTAGAATATTCTGTTACTTGGTATGTCCAGATAATAGAAACGCCCCTCAGCTAATAGACTGATAACCATATCAATCATGGTCTGTTTCTTCTTCTTAGCTACCGGATGCCAGCGCTCTCTATAATCTTTGAAATACTGGTTACGAAGTGCACCCTCAGCACTATCGATGGTCATTTTAAGTTTAGGCACTCGATACTGTTTCATAATCTTTTCAATGAAATCATGGATCATAACAGTCAATTCACTAGGTGCCTTCTTGATAACTTGACCGGCTGGACTGTAATAGAATGTATCTAACAGAATCACATTACCTTTTGCAGTCAAGCCAAAAGCCCCGCATGCAGTCGCTGATTGTTGGTGTCCCGTATCCATTGCGAATGATATTCCGATAAGCCTATCATCAGTTGGTAAGCTTTTGATGGCGTGGAACGTACTCATGTTATACACTTGATTACCAAGCCCCACCGCTTCACCTAGATATAAGTAGCGGTAGTAATCGTAATCATTCTGCTTAATGCGTTCGATATCTTCCAGCATTTGTTCTGTCACGAAGCCTAACTTATCATCAAGATAGGTGCTTGAGTGAGCTAGATAGTTATCATTGGTCTTGATATCCTCAAACCATTCATTAATCCAGCTATACGGGTTTCTAGGCGGGTTATAAGACCAAAAGAACTGCACAAACGGGGCTTTCTCATGTTTCTGACGCATAAATGTAACGTTAGACTGGTCGAAGTCCTCAGCGTCGTTAAACTCAGCCGCTTCTTCGTACCAAACAGCAATGATATTACCAATGTCATTTGATTTCAGTTTTTGGAAATCGTCTTGACCGTAGAAATAGAACGTTGAACCAGTACGTTTATGGACTATCTTAAACGGGCTTACAGTGGCCCTAAACTGACTATCTAGACCAAATAGACTAATCGCCCACTGGACCTTATTAAACACGCTGTCACGGATTGTATTAGCTACTTTCCGAATGACAACTATATTCGCTTTCTCACCTTGAATGATGTACTTAATCATCATATAGACGAGTTTCAGCACGATAACCGATGATTTGAAAGAGTTACGCCCACCCTTTAAAACGTTGTAAGGTTTGTTAGACTGCCACACAACCTTGAAATGCGGGTTAACGTTTTTCTGAATGTCAATCGTTGCCATCTGGGATATCCTCCCAAGCGTTGATGATATTAACGTTCATAGTTCCTTCAACGCCGCTGTCAAGTTGCTCTCTTAGCTTTCTAATTTCAAGTTCCAATTTCTCGGATTGTTTAGCCGTTGGATAGCGTTTCAAGATTTCAACAATTGCCTTGATAACTGTGTTGTTGTCAGCCTTCTTCATCAGCCTTTCAACTTCACCAGTCAATGGATTCATCATCAAGACTTCTTCGTCTCGTTTCCCTCTAGCAATGTCAGATAGGATGGACAAGGCTTCTTTTGCATCCATGATATTCTCATCGTGCATTTTCTCGACTTCAGCTTGGATAAAGCGTTTAATCTCAACATTTCTCAACAGTCTTTCACTCTGGGAGCTTGCTGTTCTTTCGCTATACCCAGCATTGATCGCTGCCTGTGTGCCATTTCCTAGCTTGATGTATTCGCTAGCAAATAGTTTTTGTCGTTGATTTAGCCCAATGTGTCCACCTCCTTCGTTGCATAATCAAAAAAGACAACCCACAAAATGAGTTGTCTCCGTTTTTCTTCGATAATATAATAATACCACTTTAAACACTTGTAAGATACCGTGCTTTATCCGTCAAAATACCGAAATCTCAACGTTCTACGACTAATTGACCATTTCTGTACAATTCTGCAAAAGCTAGGATAGCATTATTTAGCAATTCTTGAAAAGCTGTTCTTTCAAAGCCGATTCCTTGGGCGATTTGCCAGTTTGGTTTAGGTGGATAGGCTAGGTATTTCTCTATCAAGATTCTGCGATAGTCTGGACGGTATAGCCCACTAACTGCTTGCTCTATGGCTTCAAGCTCGTTCGTTGCATCAACACGTCTTACTGCAATATTTTCCACGGGTCTACTTACTCCACTGCCACCACGGGGCATGAAGGTAAATTCCTGTGTGATTTTCTGCTCAGCGCTATCGTGTGCAATCTCTCGCCATCGTGGGTATTCTCTAAGTTTGCGCTTGCAACGTTTGATTGTTGCTTTTTCATCAATTTCCGGCAATAGCATTTTAAGCCCTCTCTGGTATAATAGTAGTGTTGACTTTCAGAAAGTGCCGGCCATTGTGTCGGTCTTTTTTTGTTTGGCTCAAGAAACGTTAAGAGATTTTATTGAAAAGATTGAATAAGTGTTTATTCTTGGGGTGTTTCTCAAGCCTTCTATCACCTCCTTCTAGCCATCGACACCAGCAAGATCTTTGGCTTTGTTTTTGTAACGCAATGATATCAATAAGAAAGAGGGTGTTTCACATCCTTTTTTTCTTAAATTTGCTGGGTTTGTTTGGACAAGGTCTGTCAGCTTGTCCGATGTTGAAAAAGTGTTAAAAAGTGTTCAAGCCACTAAAAATCTATATCTATTTTTTAGCTTCATTTTTTATTTTTAGTGTTTTGACAGACAATGACTGGCAAGAGGAATCGAACCCCTTGAGTAACCACTCCAGCCTAGATATAGTGAAATCATTATCGGGGATATTCCCCTTTCAAGAATAAAGTAGTGTGAATTATGGAGATTTCTGACCTATATCTATTTGCAGGCATACGCCTTGGATAATAACGCTACCAGTAATGCGCTTTAGATTGGTGAACGAAATAAAAAAGGTTCCTCGATTCTAATTGTTTATTTACTGGATTTTTGTAGCATCCACGACCAGTCACGCTTCCGCTGATTTGAATGAAAAAATCAAAAGGCTCCTCGATTCTAATTATTTATTTGACTGGTAATAGCTAGCAAGGGAGTCGAACCCTCGTAAACCGTTCTAGCTACACGCCTAATGCGTAGGCTGTATAAAGTGCTTTTCTGACTGCTGCTTTATTGCGCCCTACCTTGCCTTTATTACGATATTTAAGTGTGATGCGGTCAACTTCATCATCCAATCTCTCGGCCCATTCATAGTTATTGAAGACATAATCAATAATCTCGCTGAATAATTCTCTTGAAAGTAGCCCTTCCATTTGAATTGCCTTCAAAGGCGTTAGAGCAGCTTTTCCGCATAGCACAGATTGAGGGCGTTTTGGGTCCTGTTAGCATTTTTCTGGTCGCAGTCCTTGACGTATCTAATGTAGTTATTTATGCCGTTAGGGTGTTCCTTGCGTAGTTCTTCCACTTCTTCTTGGAAACGCTTAAACAGTCCCTCTGGCAGTCCTGCGTTGGTTTTATTCAAAACCGGGCGCGTGGTTTCCCCTCTTGTGTAATTAGTAGACAGATAATCTTGAAGGTCGTTGAATAATTCATCAGAAATAATGCCTTCCAGTCTATCGACTGTCGCTGGTGATATCCTCGCACGTTCCACCACTGCACTATTAAATGCTTGATAAATGATACGAGCTTGCAACTCATCGCACTGCTTGACCTCTTGGAAGAACTGCTTATAGGAGCCTTTTTTGTGTGTTTTCCTCAGCGCCGCATGCTCACTGACTAACCGTTGATATAATTCCTCGGTCAGCCCGGAATATTTGTATCTCACGCTCATGAGCTTACCTCTGCCAATTCTGGGTGTTCCCATATATTTCCGATAATTTTCCTTGAGCTGGCAATATTGCATAAACGTTCGAAGTTGTTATATTCTACCAAATAACTAACGAACATCCCTAAACTTACTCTAAATTCAATTACGCCAGTGAGGAATCCGTCTGTCGAGTCAATAATATCCCCTTCGAAGATTTCTTTGCCATTTTTGTCTCTCAGTCCAGTTGACTGCATTAAAACGATGTCGTCGAAGTCGTAGCGATTTGTCTGCTCGAAAAAGAGTGTCTTTACACAAATTTCGCTTTCCCCGAAATCGATAGACATAATACCATCAACTTCGTACATGGTTTTAAGATTCTTATCCCATGCTCTATATCTTGGTATCATTGCCCCCGTCCTTTCAAATAGCTAGGAATATCATCCCCAACGTTAACACTGTCATATTGCTCCTTGCTGACAAGGAACTTGCCATAAGATCCGCAATCAAGCGTATAGAGTTTCCCGACCATAGATTTGCCGGTTACCTTGCCATGTAATTCCACGGCATTGTCTGCCTTGTGGATTACCACGGTCTCGATAGGTCTGTTAACCACTCGTAGAACAGTAGTCACGTTAATGGCTAGTGAGACCAGTAGTAGAATTGTTGCTATCGTTAGCTGGTTGTCTCGTTTTTTCTTTGACAAAGTTGTCATCAATCATTACTCCTTTTCTATCCTTGATGTCGTTATAAGCAATTGTGAGGCATTCTTCTACGTCGTATCCTAACTGCAAGGATAGAACAATCAGCGTCACGATAGAATCGCCTATAGCATCTTTTAGCGACCATTCTGGGTTAACGAAATCATTTGGTTTTAGAAACACGTCTCTAATCTCGCCTACTTCTTCAGTCACTTTCATCCATTCGATTTTAGGGTTTCCTTGGTCCAGACCATGACTAATAGCCCACTCGTTAACCTTAGTGATTAATTCTGAAAATGTGTTATTGGTATCGTAATCTAGCAAGTAAGAAATCGACACATCGAAGCAATCAGCTAACTTTTGGAGCTTATCTGCGCTACTAAAGCCGTATTTTTCCCAGTGGATAATCGTTCTCTTTGTGACACCAATCAAATCAGCCAGCTCCGCTTGCGTCATTTTCCGTGATTCCCTTAACTGTTTAAGTCTGTTCATTCCCCACCTCCAAACAGCGTGCGCAAAGCATAACCCACAGCTACGACCATCAAGACGAATTTAATCGTTTCCATCATTCCACCTCTTTCACTTCCACGCCTGGGCAGTCAAACACCCAGCCAAAATCAGCATCTTCTAGCTCTTTGCGGGTGTGGTGTGCTCGAAATCTTTCAAGTTCTGTTTTCGATGCAAAAAGCCATTTTTGAGTTTTTGTATCTCGATTGAGGTATTTACTGTATCCACCAATCCCTTTAATCCGAACCGTATATCTAGGTTCGTCCTCGACTTTATACCCGTTAACCCACGCCTTGGCAAAAATATTAACTTTCTCTAAAATCAACCAATCACCCACTCGCCCTTCTGGTGCTTCGTTTACCGCTCCTACCACCGTAAGATTGCCCTCACTCTTCACCTTTTCAAGATAATCTGCAATATACCAGGGAATTACTGGCTTAGGGAAGAACGAATCATATAAATCCTCAGCATAAGCTACCGAAATACGTGCTACCTTTGCTAATTTCTGTACTGCTTCATTTCTATCCTTCATTTTCCTCTCCTAACAAAATCTTTTCTAACCGCTCAATTTCTTTGGAATGTACATAAATTCTATTCGTTCCGTCTGCGAACGGTGTTCTTGTAAAAATGATATTAGGTCCAATAGAGATATGTCCGATATCATCGACATTTAAAATCGTGTCCGTGTCAATTCCTTGTGCGATGTTTGTAACTCTGATAAATTTAGCCATCATCAATTTCCTCCATCCATACAGTGGCATCGTCCACTGCCATGCTTAACTTCTTCAACGCTTCAACGTATTTCAGTGCCTTGTCCTTATCTGTAAAATGACACTCCTTAACGTCATCCATCGTTCGTGCTACTCGTACTATCCACCGCATTCGACTAACTCCCTTAATCAACATTTTTAAGTTTTGCAGGCACCCACATTTTAGGGTTGTAATTGATCTCATATTTGTATTTTGAAACATTCGGTACTTCAACATCTTCTACTACATAAGAGACATTATCTGACAAACCGATAATATGTTTTTGATATTTGTTCTTACCATTTTCTACAACAATTTCAAGTTGTTTATCATGAGTATCAGCCTTGATGGACATCCTGCCGCTCATTTGGAACATTACGTCATTTGTAATAGCATCAATTACCGTCACTTTTCGAACAATATTAAAGTTATCCGATTCTTGAGATAAATTTCCAGATACTCTATTTGCTTCTGAGCAACCAGTTAAAAATAATAAACCACTTACAGCAATAATTGCCATTTTACTTAATTTGTTCATGCTTCCACCTCTTCCAACTCCACCGTATACATCCTAGAATTTCGATATTTAACACCTCGCAAGCGGTGCAATTCGTTGATAGCGTCGTTCTTGTTGCTAAAAATATGCTCACTGTCTGGCATATTGTCGTAATATACGATTACTTTATATTTCATAGCTCGACTAATCTCCTTCCTCTTCCCGTTGTTCTACGGGCATACACTGGCGTACCGTAGTAACCAACGGTGCTAGGTGAAACACCTAACTGCTCAGCTATTTCACGCTTAGTTCCCATTGCCAATAACTCATCGCCTTTATATAATGCGTATTCCTTTACTTGCATAGTTCCATCATCCTCGTTAGTAATTCTTCATCCGGCAACTGTTCCAATAGTAGTATGCGGTTGAGTTTCTTTGCGTTGATACCCAACTTAGCGCTGATATATTCCACATCTTCGTGATTGGCCCAGAACCATCTCGAGAATTCTTGCGTTTGACCTAATACGCTTGTGTGGTCATAACTCCCTGGAGCATATACACCGACTAGCTTGTCCTTGTATTTGCTATTCATTCCAACTCCTTAATTTCAAATTCAATGCGTGGATTAGGACTGTACTTCTTGCGAGCTCTCAACTCGCACACAATACTGTCATCCGTCCAAACAATCCCTTTCTTATCGGCCTTGTTATAACCAGCTTTTGAGATACTATCGAAGAGCGATTTGACAAGATTATCAACGTCTGGAGTTTTCGCATGCCAAAGCATTTCAGCCATGAATTTCTTGAATATATCCCACGTTTTGGCTCTAGCTTTTGGCGTGGGCATTTTTGATACGCTCAAAGGTGCTTTCATGTAAAATACGACATCGACTGAAATAGGACCGTCGTAGAATTGTCCGTCATATTCTTGCTCGATAAGTTGCGAACATTGACGACGCCATGCCTTCATTTTAGGGTCTTCGTAAGTTCCGAATTTGCTGAATCGTGGCCTTGTTTGAGGTTTAGGCTCGATGTTTAAAGTCATTTTCATTCTGCACCTCAGACCAATTCCACTTCATATCCATCCACTCCCTTACCTCTTTTCAGTCTGTTACTTAGAAAACCATGATTCATACCGAGAAAACGACTGGCATCTGCCAAGCTGTTAAAGCGGTACTCTGCACCATTTGATAGGTCTTTCAAGGTAACTTTTTTGTTTGTGCTCATTAACCCCGTTTTAAAAGCGTGTAATTGATTTTCCGCCCTAGTCACCCACTCAAGGTTTTTAACTGAGTTGTCTAGCGGGTTTCCGTTTTTGTGGTTAACAAAACCTTTATTTTCTGGGTTGGGAATAAATGCAGTGGCTATTAGTCTACTTACAAGATGTGTTTTTACCACGCCGTTTTTCCATAACTTCACCCGCTTGTCGCTGTGTGCGCTTCTTACTCGCTTTTGTATCTGCGGCTTGATTTCTCTACGCTTCCAGACGCGCTTCCTAATCTTTCCGTGCCAATTACTATAAGTCACTTTGCCTTCACTCGACCAAATTGTGCCATCGGAACACGCTTCATAGATACCCTCGTATCCTTTAATTGGTTTAAACCCCATGCGCCACCTCTTTCCTAGAACGGAAGGCTGTCTTCATCGATATCTAGCGGATTGCCTTGCCATGTAGTATTCGCAGCGTGCGACTGCACTTGGTCGTTGCGCCCAAAGTTTGGCCTTTGTTGTTGCGGTGCTTGCTGACCATAAGGCCCTGCATAGCCGTTGCCATTGCCAAACGCTCCCGATGTATTGCCTTGAGTAGCGCTACTACCTTCACGCGCCGCACGGCTTTCTAGCATTTGGAAGTTCTCAGCGACAACCTCAGTCACGTATACCCTTTGACCTTGCTGATTCTCGTAGCTACGGGTCTGAATGCGTCCAGTGATTCCAATCAATGCGCCTTTTTTAGCCCAGTTAGCCAAATTTTCAGCTTGCTGACGCCAGATAACGCAGTTGATAAAGTCAGTTTCACGTTCGCCGTTAGCGTCCTTGAAATTGCGGTTAACGGCAAGGCTAAACGTAGCTACTGCGACATTGCTAGGCGTATAGCGTAGCTCTGGGTCTTTGGTTGTTCTTCCAACCAGCACGACATTATTGATCATTGATTTTCTCCTAGAATTTCATAGTTTACAAAGTTATCATCAAGCAATTTAGCGAATTGATGCCATTGATTCTCTCCACCATGGAAAGTAAGAACAAGATTGACCTTGTATGGTTCAGCGGGTTTGCTAGGTACTTCCTCAACGGGTTTAGTGTCTTCGATTACCTCACCGGTTTCAGCGTTGACCGCCTTGATTTCCTCGTTAGCAGACTGTTGGGCCATTGCTTCAATTTCTGCTAGGCGTGCCGCTTCTGCTTTCGCCTTGGCTTCCGCTTTCTGCTTACGCTCAATGGCTGCATCACGGTCCTTTTTCATTTGCTTCAAGATTTCCACTAGAGGTGTATCATTCTGTAATGCTCTAGTGTATGGCTCTGCCGGTAGCTCATAATCAAGGGCTTGTTCCTCAATCATGCCAATGTTAGATTTGTATTCTTCTAGGTGGTCATACTCAGCCAAAACCATAGCGTCGATTTCTTCGATAGTCTCCTTCTTGAGCTCCATCTTCTTGTCTTTGAAATACTTCTTCAAAGAATAGCCGTCGTACTTATCCTTGAATGTGCCTTTATCCAATCCGGCAAGTTTACACTTTTCCTCAAAGACTGATCTAACGTGGTCAACTCGAAGCAATCTTTGGTGTTCGTCAATCTCGTCTCGTTTTGCACGTAGCTTGTTGATAAGTCCTTCAAGTGGTCCTTTAGACTCTTTGAAATTAGCTTCAAACTCATTAAGTGGGTTCTTATACACTTTTGAGATGTCTTTTCGCTTGCTGTCTAGCTTTGTCAAAAGACTATTAAAGCGTGTGAACTCTTTCTTAATATCGTCATATTCAAGTTGGTCCAGTTGCTCGTCAGATAGCTCGCTAACTGCCGCTTGAATAGCTGCATCGAACTTGTCAAAATCAAAGTTAATCGTTCCCGGTGTATATACCGGTTCAATCGTTTCAAGATAATTGTTTGTTACGTCCTTCGTGTTCATGTTTTATCCCTTTCGGTTGTTAATTTGCGTTTGAATGTCGTTAGATACCACGTTAAAACCTGCTACTAGCAACTCATGGAAGTCATTGAGCTTGTACTTCTTCATGTAGTAATTGCCCACTGTTTCGGTTGCTTGTCCAGTGATTAGAGCTAACTCATTGATTTGTTGCATGATGGTGTCATGTTGTTCGTCGCTAATGAAGTTTGGTTGAGGTTGTTCTTCCGTTGCCTCGCCTTCTTCAACTAGCTCCTGCTCTGGTTGGACTGGTTGGACTGGTTGAGTTTGCTCTTGTCTCTGCTGCTCAATCTGTGCCATTTTACGAGCCTTAACATCCTCTTGCGTCTCTCGTGGGGTAACGTCAATAGGTGCCGCTTGTTCCATTTCATCCGCAGTGTATAGTCCGCCCACATTCTCCGAGAACGCATCTCGGACGGCTGCAACGATTGCCACTTTTTCAATCATTTGGCCCGGTGCTTTCTGCCACCAATTCTTATGCGTGTTATAAGCTGACAGCTCAACTTCACGATAGACTGGACGGCTACGGTCCTTTCGGTAAACCTCGCACCAACCACCGATTAGCGTAGCCTTGCGAGGCAAGATAACGCCTTTTTTAGTTTTGAGTTCGCCTTTTTCGTCCTCGTAGATCACACCACTTTCAAAACCGTCATAGTTTTGATTTTGTTCAGCTCGTTTCATGAATGCGTCCTTAGACACCACGATTTGAGCTGGATTGTTACCATACTTAATGAAATAGACCTCTTTAGTGAAAGGGTTAAGATTGCGATTTTTAACGATTGCCAGCAACGTCTGAAGCTCTTGTGGGCTTGCTTGATGTTTCGGGTCAACAAAGTTTCTCAATGTCTCGCCGTCGAGTTGCTGCAAGTCGGTTAAATACGCCCCTTTTGTTGTTTGTAATTGATTTTCCATGTCATATCCTTTTTAAATGCCCCTAATTCTCAAATTTTGGGGGTTATTTGCCGTTTTACCATTTGTCTAGTGTAATTGTGCCACTAGATTATTCAGGACGGTTACAAGCGATTTTAGAGCCATTTCCTGCCCTTCGACTTTTTTAGGTACCAATTCTCCCTTTTGAGTTTGGCGTTCTCTTGAGCTAGCGACAAAATTCTGTCTTGCTGGCTGTTGATAATCTCGCCTAATTCTCGACCTAAATTCATGTACTTGTTCCGCCAACGGCTCTCGACGTTGTAAATTTCTTGTTCCATGTTTAACGCCTACCCTCCCACCACTACTAATTATTTAATTAATTATTTTTTTCAAAAATGCTTCGAATTCGTCTCTTATAACTTCTTCACGCTCCGTGCGTTCAAAGTCCGAACCGTCAAGTTTAGTTACGTTGTACTCAACTTCCACATTAAGCACTTCGCAGCCAAGCAGTTCAGCAAGCTTGTCGAGCTCGTCTTTTTGGTCTTCATACGACTCAAGCGGCATAGATAGAGCATCTTCTAAATCTTCGTTGAATCCCGCTTCAAATGCTAGACTCCCTCTGTCTTTGTATTTTCCGAGAAATCCATCTTTTTCAGCGCTATAAAATACGACTTGTTTGTTATTTTCTTTCATGATTATTCTTCCTCACCTTCGTTGTACTTCTTGAAGCTCAATCCCAAAGTTGTGATGCCTGCTGCGATTACTACTAGACCAAGAGTTGACATGATGCCTTCTTTTTCGCCAGTGTTTGGTAGAACACCACCGTAAACCGTCGTATTTGCCGCCTCTTTTGGCTCAGAATCGAGCTTATAAGATACTGTGGTAGATTGTGCCACTTTGCCATTAGAACGCTCTACACTCGTTTTAGGGGCGTTTTCTGGCGTGCTAGGTTTTTCTGGTGTAGGTTTAGTTGGTTCTTCTGGAATTTCCAACTCTGGCAAGTCCAAAACTGGTGCATCAAATGGTACGACACCTCCAGACCATTCTGGCTTATCAATGCTAGGTGCATCGAATGGAGTAGTTCCGCCATTCCATTCTGGAATTTCTACGACTGGAGCTGGTGGCATCATTGGGATATCTTTTAGATCGATAGAAGGTTTTTCAAGAATTGGCGCATCATTTGGCACTGTTCCAATTGGTTCAGTGTATTCTGGCAATTCTCGTACCTCTGGAATACCAGGAATACCACCTTGAAACTCAGGTTTTTCGTATTTCGGAGCTTCATTCGGTACTGTACCGATAGGTTCGTTATATTCCGGCAATTCACGGACTTCAGGGATTCCGGGGATTCCGCCCTCAAATTCTGGAATGTCAACTTTTGGAGCCTCACGAGGAATTTCAAATGTTGGTTCTGGCTTGTTCTCACCACTGGCATCACCTTTACCACCGACAAGTTGGACATAACTGTGTGAGATAGCACCGTCTGACTCAGCTTTCAACTCAACCTTATTGGTTGGGTTTACGCTTTCTTTAACTGCATTTGTCAGTTTGGTTTTATAGTTCAAGTAAATCATATGGTCAAGTCGATCCATTTTGATTTCAAAGCCATGCTCAGATTTGCTGATTGACTTAACTAAATCCATTGCTGAACCTTTATCAATCCATGGATTCACGCTCTCAATGTTCTTAACTTCAAAGAAGTTATCCACAAGGGTTTGATTGTCACTCATTGTGTCAATCAATGTCACATAATTCAACACACGTCTTGCGTAGTTAACACGGATAGTCCAGTTGATAACAGTTGGGTCATTCTCGTCTTGACTACCCCATTTAGAAAGTAATTCATCTTTACCAATTTCTTGTTCTTTGCCGATGTTGACGGTGATCACTGTCCCATTGAAGTTTACTGTGACTGGCTTGCCACTTTCGACCTTGTCTGTCCAAGTAGCGTCCATTTTAAGACTCATTTGCTTGTTAAGCGGATGAGATGCAAAGTAGTTGTTAAATACAGTAGTCACAGTATTGCTTGCTGTGTCTGTAGTAGCTTTACCAACAACTTGCTTGTCAGGATTGTAAACATCAAAGTCAAAGTTAGTTTGAAATTTCACTTCTTCAGGTAAAGTGAACTTAACCTTATCCCCTTCATTGATAGCCATATCGTCAGGGAATTTTACATCCTTGTATTCCACTGTGAAGCCTTGGTATTTACCAGTTCCTTGAGACTGGTCAACCTCAACATTAGGGTTAGATACTTGGATAGTGTCACCCTCTTTAACGAATGTAGTAGGTTGCGCTTCGACTGGCGCTGTAGTTTCTGCCACTGGTTGCGCTACTGGTGTTTCTGTAACCGGTGTAGGTTCTGCCACTGGTGCTGATTCGGTAGCAACCGCTGGTGTTTCCACTGGTGCCACTGTTTCAGATGGTGTAACTGTAACATTACCACCATTATCAGCTGTGTAGACATTAGACACTGCTGGTTGAGTGTCTGCCACTGGTTGAGTGGTTTCGTCCGCTGACACTGCCCCAGCTCCAATCAATAAAGCTGTAGCAATGGCAAGTGTGCCACAAAGACCGAATGCTTTAGTCTTAACATAGCTAGGTTTTGAAGTTGTTTGAGTGTTAAAAGATTTCATGGTATACTCCTTGTATAGATGTTTTTTTCTTGCACAGGCCCTTACCTGTGCTTTTTTAGTGCTCTCAGCGTGCACCCACAACCTCGCCGCTTTGTAAATATGTTTTTTAGAAAGATTTTTGTGTGGGTAGTAAAGTGTTAATTTTTGGGGAAAAATTATGGGTATAAGATGCACTCCACGACGAGGTCATGGCTGCACGCTGAAAAGTTGATGTTATTTGCTATATTTCTGCTTGAGTCGTTCGCTTTTTTCTTCGGGTGTCTCCACCCACTCAAAGAATGGCTCTTGCTGCTTGGGTTTCTTTCTGTTTAGCAATTTCTTTAGTAGCTTCATGCAATTACCCCACTAATTGATCTAATGGCAAACCATGGTCTGCAATGAAATCTCGTACCTTTTCGTCAATCATGCGATGTGGACGAACTTCATAGACTTCTACTTGTTCTTGTTTTTTAGACCAAATCCAGTTGATAAGTTTTTTCATGATTTTTACCTCTCTTATTCTTCTAACTATGATTACTGTATTGTTGTCAGTTAGTAGTTGTTATTAATTAGTGTGCGATAGCACCATATTGTTATTAGTTGGTGCGTGACAACGCCATATTATTATTACTTAGTTATTATTATTATTTAGTTATTATTAGTGTCGGATTCTTCAACTTTTGAACTTTTCAACTTTTGAACTTTTCAACTTACGTAAAATTCAACTTTTGAACTTTTCAACTTACGTAAAGTCAGTAAGTTGTAACTCAGTTATCCACAACTTCTGTGGATAACTCTTTTTCAATCCGACTAACCCAATAATTCCAATAACTATCTGTAATCGGTATGTCTTGGACAAGTGGATAAGTTTGAACACCTTGGCCACGGCCCAAGCTCTTTCGATAGATACGGATATATCCCGCTTTTTTCAATTCATTAAAGGCTGTTCGGTGTGCATCTCTGCCGCTTTTTGAACGCTTGGAAAGTTCCTCAATGTAAGGCCGCCAATCGTCTTTATTGGTCATCAACACCCATAACAAGCCTTTAGCTTGTAAACTCAGCTCAGCGTTTTGGGCTGAGTGGTTATTCATCATCGTATAGTTATTGTCCGTGTTTCGTTGGATATACTTCATATCCCATGACCTATGCTCCTTTCTGGTAGATGCTTGCCACGATATCGTAGTAGCTATGCCCTGCTGGTATCGTGTACTTAGTTAGATCATCAACTTTGGAACCGTCAGCCATAATGTTGATTATGGTAGGTTCCCATTTTTCTCGTTTCATGCTATAATTACCTTGATTTCAATATCTTAGTGGCTGACTCTGGCAGGGGTCAGCTTTTTTTGTTGCCTTGACGACACTAGAGAACTAGCGAGGTCTTTGAATTTACTAATTTTTAGGAGTTTTTATAAATCAAATCAAATCGTCTAATGGTATTGCTTACGTTTCAACTGAATCGTTGCCCCGCTAGCTCACTGGTGCCGCCAAGGTGTCATCCTCAATCCTCTTGTTCGATGAGTGGCAGGATGTCGTTAGCTTTCAGCAATTCATACAAAAACAAGCGCCCCTTTTGTGTCCAAGTCGTTGTCATATTGACTTGATCTTGACCGTTCTTATCCTTGTAATCAAATGTCGAACTATCGACATAACCCTTACCAATGTGTTTCTTATACAAAATCCATTGACCTTATATTGAACACCTAGATCATGCAAGATTGCATTGAACTTCCTGGCACTCATGCCGTAATCTGCCGCAATCTGGGTAACACGCACCGCCCCTTTACTTTCTAGAATGATGTCGAAGTAGCGTGCTTGCTCTTGTGCCAATGCCAACTCAGCCTCTAGTTTCACCACTTTAGCTCGTTCGTCTTTAAGAGCTTGAAAGGCTGCAATGGCGAGGTCAGGATCATTAAGTAGTTGGTCTGTAGCATACATGCCATGTTTGCGGATAGTTGGCAAAACCTCTGATGTGACCCAACGTTTAAACTCCTTGGCTTGTGGTAGCTTGCTGGATAGGATGAGCGAGTAAAGACCTGATTCATTGATGATCACTAGGTCTTGCTTACCTCCAGGGGTGTCCATTGTGGTCACCCCTTTATCCTCTCCGTCTACATGGGTACGAATTGCTTTAGCAGTTCCTGAGTAGCCTAAAATCTCTGCTACATCTTTCCCTACGAAATAAGGCTCGTTGTCAACTGTTACAGTTCGGACTGCCTTTCCATTAAAGTTAAAAATTTCATTCATAGTGTTTCCTTTCATAATTTTAATTATTTAGTTCAAGTTCTTGAACTTCATAGTTAAAAAAATATTCAATAATCTCATTTTTCGAGATTCCTAATAATCTAGCTGCCTTCACAATTTCGTCTTGTTGCCACTTTGCTTTTCCGTTGATTTTGAATGAAATCGTTGTTGGAGTTATGCCGATAGCTTCTGCGAAATTTTCTTGAGTTCCGTATTTTTCTTTGATACGACCTTTTAATTTAGCATAGTCAAATCTCATTGAGTTCTCCTTTCTAAGTTCAATATCTTGAACTTTATGGTTTTATTTTAATCTTTATCTTTTTATTTGTCAACAGTTTTTGTTCAATTTTTTGAACTTTTTTTTGATTTTTCTTGAACTTTTTTATTTTCTACTATATAATAAAGCCATGAAGGAAAAGGAAAAAAATATGAAAAATACTACTGCTTCACGTTTGCAACAAGTGATGAGCGAACGAAATTTAAAACAAGTTGACGTAATTTCCCTTTCAAAAGTACATCAAAAGGAACTGGGCGTTAAACTTGGAAAGAGTGCTTTGTCTCAATATATCAATGGGAAATCAACACCAGACCAAGAAAAGTTGGTGCTGCTTGCTAGAACGTTGGGGGTGTCTGAAGCATGGCTCATGGGGTATGATGTCCCTATGACTAAAGATTCACAACCAACCAATGCCCACGATATAGATGAAATCATCGATAATGCAATGATGTTTGACGGTAAACCGCTTACGGATGACGATAAGCGGGCTATCCGTGGCATTATTGCGGGCTATATGAACAGTAAGGGGGATTGAGAATGAAAGAGATAATCTATCTAGACACAAATTTAGTTAATTCTCTGCTCGCTCAACAAAATGCCGGATTGGTCACAAAGCTGGTCAACGAAAACAGCGAGTCAGACTCTAACGCAGAGGGTGGTTTTGAACAAACTGCGACTGCTGTGGCCAGCGGGGTTTCTACTTTAATCAAAGCAGACGTTAATCACTCAACTACCGAGAACGAAAATTACAATATTGTCTTCTCGCGATCAAACAGAAACCTAATCGAGACAGCATTAGATGATTACTCTCTTGATTTGCTACTTCAAGAGTTGGAAGGTAACAAGCTTTTAAAAACTTCCGACTTCCAAGATGGCGACTTTGTCTTTACTGTAGGGAAGCTTGACTTCTTTGACTTTGAACAATTAAAAAACGTCTTCACTTTTGATGAAGTTGAAGATATTCTTCCCGAATATGACGAGTTTAAAAAGCTTCAGTCCGAATACAAAAGAGTAAAAAATAAGACTAGGAAAGAGCAATTAAAAAGCGAGATTTCGCATAACGGTTGGAATAACTTAGAGTCCATTAGGTCAATGTCAGCCTATTTCGAAAGGTTATTTCCATCCTCTAACTTGGCCAAAGTATCAAATACTATTAGTGTTTTGCCTAAGGAATTCATGAAAGTCCCAACTGCCCAACTTGGTCTTATGCAGCTCAGCGGAAGACAAATAAAAATACTAGGTATCTGCTCATCTACATTTGATGAACAGACACCTAGTGACTTGTCTATGATGGCTAACAGTATGGAAGTTTTGAAAAAAGCACCTACAGCAATTCTTACTATAATGCTTGACTCGTTCGGTTTGGTATCAAGTGGTGATTTTTTAATTCGTCCTATTGCTATTTATTATGAAGGCTAAAAAGGTGACTATATCTGCTTTCGAAAGACTGTTGCTTAGACTCCAGTCTCGCCTGACCGTCTTTGATTAAGGCATGATTATCTGCCATATTCTTTAAATTACGTTCTGCAATTTTTAAGCGTTGGTCTTCGATAGATTGCTTGTTGCGTTTTATTTGTTTGAAAAATGACAACTAAATCACCCCTCTCTATATAAATTTTAGCAAAAAGATACTTGATAGTAAATACACTAATGGAGGCTCTATGCCTGAAAAAGAATTACTTGAGCAGTTCAACGTGTCTCTTTGTGAGTTTGATTCTAGCCAGTGGCCACGAGATGGGTTCCTAGACCCTGTTAACCGTGTGGTTTACATCAATAGGGATTTACCTGCCGAAATACGTTTAAAGGTAATCCTGCATGAGTTAGGCCATCTAGAGCACGACCCTAAACACTATGAGCGTCTGCGAGAAAAGTATGAGGCTCAAGCTAATAGAGACATGATCCGTGGATTGCTCAAAAATGAATCCTTGGATGATTTTAACTACGTACGTTTTATGAAAAAATATAATCTCACCACAATTTGTGATGAGACTTTTGTAAAAAACGAATATTTGAAACTAATAAAAAAGCCCTATAATCTCCCCCGCCAAAGTTAGATTACAGAGCTTGTGCATCACAGAAAAAATCGTGTAAACTGAGAGCAGTCTTACAAGTCTTTTTCTGTACCCATTTTAACAGAATTGAGGTACAAACACAATGGCAACACATAAAGTAGCTATCTATGTCCGAGTATCGACCACATCGCAGGTTGACGAGGGCTATTCTATCGATGAACAAAAAGCAAAGCTGACAAGTTACTGCGATATTAAGGACTGGAATATTTACGAGATATACACCGACGGCGGTTTCTCTGGTTCTAACACGGAACGCCCTGCATTAGAGCAGTTGATAAGAGACGCAAAGAGAAAGCTGTTTGATACGGTCCTAGTGTATAAACTAGACCGATTAAGCCGTAGTCAGAAAGATACACTCTATCTGATTGAAGATGTATTTCTGGAAAACAATATAGAATTTGTCAGCCTGCTCGAAAACTTCGACACCTCAACGCCTTTTGGTAAGGCAATGATTGGATTATTGAGCGTGTTTGCTCAGCTAGAAAGAGAGCAAATCAAGGAACGGATGCAACTTGGCAAGCTAGGGCGGGCAAAGTCTGGGAAATCTATGCAGTGGGCAAAGACATCTTACGGCTATGATTACATTAAAGAAACGGGCACGCTCTCAGTCAATCCATATCAAGCCCTAATCGTCCGAAAGATGTTCGAATGGTATTTATCGGGTATGTCGATAACCAAACTTAGAGATACTCTCAATGAGCAATACGGGCAGGATAAAGAGTGGAACTATAGAACGGTTAGGGTTATCCTCTCGAATCCGGTATACTGCGGATATAATCAATTTAAGGGTCAGATATTCCCCGGCACTCATGAGCCTATCATATCCGAGGAAGATTTTAACAAGACGCAAGAGGAAATTAAAACAAGACAAAGGACAGCCGCCCAGCGTTTCAATCCAAGACCGTTTCAAGCTAAATACATGCTTTCTGGAATAGCTCAATGCGGCTACTGTTCAGCCCCGCTTGCTATTAAGTTAGGCATGAAACGAAAAGACGGCACACGCTTAGTCAAATATGAGTGTAAGCAGCGACACCCAAGGAAGACCAAGGGCGTGACTGTCTATAATAACAATGCAAAATGTGATTCTGGGTTTTATTTCAAAGACGATATAGAGCACTTCGTCCTAACTGAAATCAGCAAACTGCAAACTGATTCAGACTATATCGACAAGCTATTTTCAAACACAAATCAAGAGACGATAGACCGGGCTAGCTACCAGAAACAGATTGACAATCTGACCGCTAAAATTAGAAGACTTAATGATCTATACATTGACGATAGAATTTCACTGGAAGAATTGCAAAAGAGGTCAAGCGACTTCATGGCAGAAAGGACAGCACTCGAAAAAGAGCTAGACGCTGACACCTCTCTCAAAGCTGTAGAGCGGAAAGAAGATGTTAGACGGGTGCTTGACACAAAGGACATCTTCACGCTTGATTACGAGCAGCAGAAAGCCATAGCACGCGCCTTGATAAGCAAGGTTAGAGTTACTAGTGAATCCATCGTTATTTTATGGAAATTATAGAGCGTTTTACTAACCTTCATTTCAATCAAGGACACTAAAAT